AATGACTGCACTAGCATCTGTAGAAGATTTTGTATTATTCTATACTCCTATTATAAATAATGAGTTCTCTAAAACTCTAAGTAGGATTAAAGACATAATGGATAAATCTGATGTAACAGCATCGTTTAACAAAGACACAATTGCTCAAGCTTTAATGGAAGCTTTGATTGATGGTGGTATTTCCATGCAAGCAACTCATATTGAAGTATTGTTATCTAATCAAATTAGAAGTGCTTATAATATTTATGATATGCCTAACTGGAATAATAAAACTGAACCATATCAAATTCTTACATTAAGCAAGGCATTAGCTGAAAATCCATCTATCACTAAGACATTGGATTTCCAAAACTTAGGACGTATCTTGAAGAGTCCATCTTCTTTCGAGAAACATGCAACTTCTACGATAGATTACTTCTTCCAAGAACAGCCTCAAAAGTTTATGAATTCACCTGACTTAGTAAGAGAATCAAATGCTGAAGTCAATACTACATTGACACGTGCTTTGATTAATGATGAGTTCAAAGGGGATATTTAATATGAAAAACATCGACTACAATATTTTATCTAATAGCTTGGCAATAGCACATCATCGAAATAAATTCATAGAAGGTGTAGAGTATTTATTTGCCAATACCTATTTCAATAATATTGAGAAAGATGGAGAAATAAAGTCCGAGCGAGAACTCGGGCTTTTAACTAAAAAACAAAAACTTGATGCACCTATTAAGATTGATACTATTATATCTTTTGAATTGTATTCTATCTTAAAAAATGCAGACGATGTGTACTATTCTTATATATTTATAGATAAAGAAGCTTATAGTAGAATTAGAACTGAATTATTTACAGTGCTTAAAGAAATTAAAGCTTCTAAAGAATATGAGCATGGTATTATAGTCCATAAAGTTACATATAAAAAATTAGGATTTGCACTTAGTAGAATGAATGCTATTAGAGTAAAAATCCGAGCTATGAAATATATATTTAGATAGGTTAATAGAGAAGGGTAGTAATACCCTTCTCTTTATATTTATTTTTTTGCGGAAGGCTAATATAAAATGGAAGCAATTAAGCTTATAAAATTATATAATAAATTACTAGAATGCTTTAGATGTATTAATATAGAACGCATTGAAAAAATAGAATATACCACTCAAACTGTTGTATATTTTAATAGCGAACCTGTTGTTTTTGATAAATTATTTAATATCCATACTATAGGGTTGATTAATAATTTTGATAAAAATTATGAAAGACTTTGTAATAAAGAAGATTTAAATAATTTCATGAAGGATTTAGAATATATGATGGGTAAAATATATTCAATTGCGGCAATTACATTTAGCAAAAATTTAACAAATTGTCATGCTATGCTTGAATATATTTATCGTAATATTGAAGGATTTGCCAAATGTCTAAATTCGGAGATTAAGTTTGATGAATAAATTAGTTTTAAGAAATTCCTCTATAGTTATTAATGATTACAATCTTGGAGATATACCTAGATTAGAATCATACTTTACTATATTCGATAGAATAACTTATACTAAATCATATAAAGGAATGATGTATGATGAAGTGAATAGAAGACTATTTCTTCCTAGAGGGTTAGATATATACTTCATAAAGAAGTTTGTTGAATCTGAACCTGTAAGGGAATATAATAGTGATCCATTCTTTCAAACTCCTGAAATCCTTATTAAGTATTTACCTAGAGATGATGTGCAAAAAGAAGCATTGGCTTTCATTCTAGGTAAAGGCGAATATTATTCAAATCAGAACGCTACACAGCTTTCGGTAAATCTACCTACAGGTAAAGGTAAGACATATGTAACTATTGCGGCCCTAACTTATTGGAGAGCTAGAACTATAGTTATTGCATCTACGACTGGTTGGTTAGATCAATGGAAGAACTGTGTGGGCGAATACACTAATATTGATGAAAATCGTGAAGTATTAGTTTTAAATGGTTCTGTGGCTATCCATAAAGTATTAAATGGGATCACCGATGTATCTAAATATAAGGTATTCTTAGTTACCCACTCTACTCTACAGAGTTTTGGTAATACTAATGGTTGGCATACAATAGGTGAGCTATTTAAAAAACTTCAAGTTCAGCTTAAAGTTTATGATGAAGCTCATCTTAATTTTGATAATATTTGCTATGTAGATTATTCTACTAATACTAGAAAGACTTTATATCTAACTGCAACTCCAGGTCGATCTGATGAAACTGAAAACTTTATCTATAAATTATATTTCAAGAATATTCCTGCGATAAATTTATTCGATGAAGACTCAGATCCTCATACTAGATATACTGCATTAAGATTCAATAGTAGACCTACTCCTCAAGATATGAGGGAGTGCTCTAATCAAGCATATGGTCTAAATAGAAATGCTTATGTAAATCATATCGTATGTAATAACTCATTCTATGATATGATGTATATAGTTATGGATAAGATCATTAAGATTGATGGTAAAGTATTAGTTTATATTGCAACCAACTCAGCTATAGATATAGTAAAAGCTTGGATAGAAGAAAACTATCCTGAGTTTAAAGATAATATTGGAGTGTATACAAGTCTTACCCCTAAAGATATTAAGCATGAACAGCTTTCTAAGAAGCTAATATTATCTACAACTAAATCAGCTGGTGCAGCTCTAGATATTAGAGATCTTAAAGCTACAATAGTTTTAGCAGAACCATTTAAATCTGAGATCTTAGCTAAACAAGTTCTTGGTAGAACTCGTAATGATAATACTGATTGTATTGAAGTCGTAGATGATGGATTCAGACAGATATCTAGATTTTATAATGCTAAGAAACCAATCTTTAACAAATATGCTACAGAATGTAGAGAAATAAAGATTCCATTCCAAACTCTACAAGATAAAGCTGATGAGTTGTATAAAGTTCGTGAAAATGTCAAATGGCAATATGATCAAGGATTTGGTATGATTTCCTATGATCCTAAGTTCAATAAATCTGACTTTCAAAAAGATGAATGATGATATATTATAATTGTGATTAATAGAGTGGTTACCTCTTTTAAAAACTAAATAAAGACTAGACTAGAAAAATAGAATTATACCTCCACTCTATTAATCATTTTATATTATTTTTATTGCATAGTATTTCACAAGGAGGAATACGTATTATGGCAAGTATCATTGAAAGACCAACAGTCTTTAAAAGTCCAGCAGACATTATTGAAAGGGAAATCGGATTAGAAAATGTAACTGGAAAATTCTTGAACGATTTCCAAAACAAATTTTTAAGAGCAGATATTGGTGATGTGATTGATATTGCGCCAGAAGAAGAAATTGGTGCAGAAAAAATTGAAGATCCAAAACCTGCATTCTTAACTCCAAATCCTACAGGGGATCTATTCTCTGTAAACTTTAGTTCTGTAGTAGCTCAACCTAATATTGAAACACCTGAATCTCCAGTAAAATTTACTGTACAATCTGAACCAGAAAATGGCGAACGTAAAGTAAAAGTGGAAATTCCAGATGTAGAATGGGTTTTGAATAACTATGTAGATTATGATTCTTTTAATAAAGTTAAAGAATCTAATGCCGAATTAGTTCTTAAAGCGGTACGAACTTTAAATGCTAAGATTGTATCCGATAAAAAGAATGCATTAGCATTTGAAAACTTTGTAAACAAATTCAACCCAGGTGCAGAACCTGAAAAGATGCTTCGTTATGAATTGATCCGTAAAGAAGCTGGTAAAGATTTGATGGTACGTTTAAATTATGTGGATAAAGAAAACAAACGTCGATATGAAGTCGATATCTATCCAGAAATCAACAAACTGGATTTACATGAACGTACTATGAAATAGTTTATATTTCCCATAGGAGCTTGACTCCTATGGGATTTATTTTTTTAAGTTTCATTTCACATTTTGATACTTGTATTTAATAGGAGGTAATTAAAATGGAACGAAAAATTGAAGATATTATTTTGGACGAAATAAATGAAGTACTTCAACATTTCTTAATGCATGCGGAATTAGAAAATGTAACTGGAGAAAAAACAGTTACTTATCATTATAATACGCCTGTAGAATTAGAGCAATATTGTGATTCTAAAGATATTATCGAACGTGCAATCGATTCAGTTAAGATGAATATTGAAGACTCTTGTAAAAAGGTAGCCGATAGATTTGAATTAACAGGTGTAGAAATCGATTCTAACTACTATCCAAATGGTGCTGAAATTAAAATCGATATTACTGGTAATATTAAAGACTAATTAAGATTTCAGGAGTGGTAAAGTGGCTAGCTTCGATATTTATACTAAAGCTGTAGAGCAAGTCTTCGAGTTAGATTATAGACTTACTCTAAAAATCGAAGTACTTTTTAATGAAACACGAAAACGAAAAATTGGTGAAGAAATTAAGGAAAATTTTCATAATGAGTTTATCATAGGTGGATCTAATATAACAACTAATCTTAAATATAGATATCGTTTAGTCTTATCGCCTAAAGGAGATAGAGAGAATATCTTATATATAGATTGGGATAATTATGATGATCTATTTATGGCTATAGAAAGATCTATTGCTATCTGTGATCCAGATAATCCTAATACTCCATTCCAGAGAATTATAGATGATACTGGCGAAATTATAGATATTAGATGTGATAGTCTTAAAGTTAAATATCAAAAAGTTATGGATAGATGGAAGAATACATTAGATATGATTCCATTTGTTTTAATTGATAATTCAACTGGTAATATAACTGAGGCTATTAGATTTAGATTTAGTGCAGATTCTTGTTATGATATTCCAATATCTCGTATTAGAGGATTACGTAGATTCCTAATGACTTACAATCCAGTATTACATGCTGGGGCTATTGCAAGATATATGGCGTCTACTCCTTTACTTGGAAGCAACCGTACAAGTATGGTTAGATAGGAGATTTTATGGAAGAGAAAGTTTCTTTAGTAAAAGAAAAGATAAATGATTATATTGTTAAATTATTTTCTTATCTACCGGAAGGCGGATTCTATACTGATAGTGAGTTTGATGAAATAACTAGAGAATTAACTATTACTGGTAAGCATACTCCACGTAGATTTGAGGG